TGACTTAAATCATTTTCAATATCGTTAAGTTCATTTATTACTTCATAACCACTTATTATTAGTGATAATGGTCCTAAACCGGCTGCTGTTAGTTTGGCCGCAGCTAATCCACCCTTTGCTATTGTACTTTCAGAAGTAATTTTACTACCACCAGTTTTAGTAGGTTCTTTAACTTGCGGCGTTTTTGGTTTTTTCACCGTTGGGATTAATTCGCTGAGTATTTTAGTAAAATCTGCTGTACTAGTATTACTGTCTCTTATTCTTTCAAGAACATTTATTTGCTTATTAAAATTTTCTGTTAAAGCATATAACGAATTAGTGGTTTTATCTATCTCTGAATTTAATTTTTCATAAGCAACCGCGTAGTTTTTGTCTAAAACGTTTCTATTTCTAGTAGTTTCTTGTTGTTTAGCATCAGTATTATACGTAGACAATCCATCATAGCGCGCTATTGTCGATAATACGGGCGGCAACTTTTTAGTTCTTGCTGCTACTCTAGAATTTTGTTTCTTTTGCAGTTTTGGAAGTCTAGCCATTATTTTGTTCAGTGTTACGCTGTAGTTTTTCTAATCCTCTGGTATAAGCAGTTATACCTAATATTGCGCCAAAAGCTACATGAATCATACCGCCGTTTGATAAAGTCAGACTCTGCCAAACAGTATATTGTAACCCCTCGATGAATTTTGGTTGAATCATTGCTAGGATGGGAAATATGATAAAATCAAACGCACACATGATCATATACAACCAACCCATGGCTGGTCTCCAGTATGATTTGATCCAGTTTTCTTCTATCATCGCATAGCATTCCTCTGTTCTTCTAATTCTTTTAAATAATTCAAAAGCATTTCAACAAAGAAATCACGCTCAAACGGCATCAAGTCTTCTACTTCTGTTACGCTGTATTTGTGGTGCTGAATCAAAGAGAACAGTGTTAAGTAATAGTTCTCTATATTATTGTGATTCAGCGCAGCGTAAAAAAATCGGTTAGAGTATTTAACTCAATCGTTCTGTTATTTCCTTGCTCGTTTACATAATTTAGAGTATAACTTAGTTTTGGTGTATTTTCAATAAAATTTATAATTTTCTGATACGTATTAACATCTAGACTATCAAGAAACTCTTCAACTGCTTTTTTCTCGTACGATGATACATCAAATATACTATCACCATCATAAATTTTATCAACACACCTTAATACTAACTCAAAAAATGAATCTTCGCCGCTTTGTAGATACTCTTTATCATCAAATAATCTAGCCGAGGGATACTTCATTAGTACACCCATGCTATCTGATATCTTAATTTTTTTCTCGATATTTTCAGGGAATTTTACTTCAATACTGTTCAAATCAATTTCAAAATCATATATTTTTTGATCTTCATTGTCGCGATACGATACATTAATGATATTGTTGACCGAATAAGATCTTAATTTTAAGAAAATATATTCAAGATCAAAAATAGTTAATTTATCAACATCAAATCTTTCATCGATAGCACAGTTATTAACTACTTGTTTGATAGATCTAAAAATATCAGAAGGGTCATTAGTAGATTTAGACATCAATAAGATCTTTTCTTCTTTAACAAGAAAGGGTCTAAACGTTTCATTCTTTCCAGTAGAAGGAATCTTAATAGCGTATGTTGGATACTTAATTTTCGGTAACATATATCACTCCATTATAAAATTGTCATCTAGCTTAACGTATGCCTACTATTATCTGTTCTTGAGATTGTACAACACCAGCAAAAGCATTATTCAAGGCATTTTCAATTTTCCAAGACTTAAACTTAAATGAGACAGTGATTCTAAATAAATTATTGGTTTCTGACCAAGATAAAGACGTGTCATTTAATGATTTAGGGAATATTTCCAACAATTCGATTGTTGTTTTTTTATTTCCTTCATTATCATATATATCAACATTCATATTGACTGTATAATCATTTTTATAAGCTACTTCGTAGTTTGTTTGTGGATTATACGCGTTGATTGATGTTCTGAACCCGCTATAATCTACTATAGAATTTTTCCAAGCAAAAAAATACTTGTATAAATCATTATTCTGATTATCCAAAAATGTAATTGATGGATCTGTAAATCTAGCGTGTGTAGGAAAGGCTTGTGTTAAACCGATTCCCTGGGGAGTATTATCAATTGTTTGAATATCTATACCCGGAATTCTTACTTGCTCAGCTCTAAAATTTATGTGTTCCTGAATAGTTGAACCGTTCAAAGAAGTTATATTGCTTAGTAACAGCTCGCGATTACTAAGTAGTATTGATGGAACAGGAATTGATACTTCATAACGATTGTTCTGAAGAACTCCGAATTTTTTAATGTGCGTTGAGAAATTGCTAATATTAAATGGCATTACAGTAAATTCTCCGAATCTTGCCAAACTTGTTCTTGACTTGCTTTTTGAAATCTAGCAGTTGGTAAAAAGAGAGCCGCATCCCACATTTTTGGTGGTACGTTTAAAAAATTACTTCCTACATGATTCCATAGGTATTGTTTAATACACGGTTTAAAATATTTAAATCTACTAGCACCACTCAGTATTTCATATGATATTTTAAGCTTAGTAGTATCATTGTACTGCTGGTTGTTTAAAGTTGAATACAAAGCATCCATTAGTTTAGCTCTTAGGAACGGCGGCAAATAATGAAGATTTATACCCATGAAGCCGTTGTCTTTAAATCCTATAATGAATATAAGTGGAAAAGTATCGTAGTAAGGTAAAGTATTTTTATGTTTTGGATCATATAAAAACATAACCATCTTACCAACGTCTGTAACACTTATTTTATTCTTAATATTTTGTTTATCATTCATTAATCTGTTGCTACTAACGCGCGTTATGTTTTGCGCTGCATCACGAAACCAATTTCTAGCGTTTTGAGTATTAGGTGTCTGTATTCCCTGTTTCCTACCACTCTTAGCTAATTGTTGAAAAATAGTAGCCAATTTATGTCCTTATATCAAGATGATCTTCTGTCATTATAATGAATTCATACCCGCGCTTCTGCGCGTATTGTTGCGCTGCTTTCCATTTAGATGAATTCACCGACCAGTTTATAACTTCTCTTATGTATTTTTTTGATTTTTGCTTTTTTTCTTCTAACACCGGTGGTACTGTTTGATATTTAGGCTTAACTTCTATCAGAAGTATTTTATTTTTACCGTCTTTTGTTTTAACTTTAACTGTAAAATCTATGAAATATCGGTGTATTTTATTATCAACAGGTGATCTGTATAGAACTACTGTTTCTTCCGATTGCCACCACTCCACATCCTGATGCTTATCAAGATGCATCATCATCTTTAATTCCCAAGATGATCTATAAATAATATTTGTTGGATCACCTTTATATTTTTGTGGGTTGAAAGGTTTAAAAAATCCTTGGTATCTCATGATTTCTTTTATAAATATGATAACAAACAACAATCAAACTATTTATAAAAAGAGATATACTTCTTATGGCTAATCCTACTATAAGTACTGAACTTACTGTTGTAGCTGGTCCCCAGAATGTAAGACCTTACGTAGATCCATCAGCTGCAGCAGTAAATAATCTTTCTGGTCAGGCTGCGATGATGCAGCGCCGAAAGGATGCTATGGCAGCAAGAAATAATTTTTTATCAACATCGCCTGCTTTAAAATTTCCGTTAGTAGATTTTCCAAATTATTGTATACAATTTAGATTTGCAGAATATAAAAAACCAAGTTCTAGATCTTCAGGTAGCATAACACCAAAAGTCACTATACGATTACCAATTCCTAGAAATTTAGTCGATACATTTTCTGAAAGTTATGGTACAGAAAATCTTGGTCCTATCATTGGTGCTGCAATAGAAGGCGTTACTAACATAAGTCAAGGAAATTTTACACAGGCTGCTACAAATTTTGGGGGAGGTGCAGCAGCTATCGGTATAGGTATTGCTTCGGGTATAGCTGGTGAAGTAATTAACAAATTACCCAATAGAGGTGCACTGAGTAACGTTATAGGTGATATTGGTCGTCAAATACCAAATGCTGCTAGTGCACTATCTGGTAAACTTTTTAACCCGTTTCAAACAGTATTGTATAAGAATCCAGAATTTAAAAGATTTACGTTTGATTGGTTATTAACACCCAAAAATACAGATGAAACTAAAGTTTTAAAAGAGATAATTACTAGAATTCAATATCATATGTCTCCAAGTTATTCAAGTTTTGGTTCTGCTGTTATGAATTACCCAGATATTGTACAGACTGAATTACTTACATCTGAAAATCCGGCAGATTATCTTTTCAAATTTAAGAAATGCGTTGTTACTAATTTTTCGGTGAATTATGTTCCTGCGGGAACACCTTCTTTCTTTAAAGACACTAAAGCACCAACAGCTGTTAGAATTTCAATGCAACTGCAAGAGATTGAAATTTGGACAAAAGAATCATTG